GGTTCATCAACATCAGGAGCTGGTGGTTCTGGAATAGTTGTGATAAGATACAAATTTCAATAGGTAAACTATGAGCACAGTAAAAGTAAATACAGTAACAACAAGATCAGGCAGCACACTTACATTAGGTGAGTCTGGTAAAACTGTTGCTTTAGCATCAGGTGCAAGTCAAACAGGTTTTGGTAGAACAGGGACTGTTAATTGGCAAACCTCAATTAAAACAGCAACATTCACGGCCGCATCAGGAGAAGGATATTTTTGTGACACAGCAAGTGTTGGAGCATTTACGGTTAATCTACCAAGTTCACCTTCGGTTGGTGATATTGTAGCTATCAAAGATTATGCAAGTAATTTTGCAACAGCTAATTTAACAATTGGTAGAGGTGGTTCTAATTTAAATGGTGATGCCTCTGATAGTGTAAGAAATACCGATAATGAAAGTTTAACTTTAGTTTATGCTGATGCAACAAAAGGTTGGTTAGCAGTTGAAGAAGGAACAGGATATATTGGTGAAGCTTTTATATCAGCTTCAGGTGGTAATACAGTCGCTGATTCAGGTAATTGCAGAATTCATACATTTACAGGACCTGGTACTTTTACAGTTAACTCTATAGCTTCTTGTTCAGCAAACAATCAAGTTTCATATGTTATCGTAGCTGGTGGTGGTGGAAGCGGCGGTGGCGGAGGCGGAGGCGGTGGTGGTGCCGGTGGTTATAGAGAAACTAAATCTCCAGTAACACCATATACAGCGAGTCCTTTGTGTGGACACGGCACTCCAGGAAATAGAGTTACAGTAACAGCAACATCTTTTCCAGTTGTAGTTGGAGGTGGAGGCGCTCTTGGACCAGGTCCTTCAGTACAAGCTAGCGCTGGAGATAATTCAAGTTTTGCAGGTATAACAGCTGCCGGTGGTGCAGGTGGTGGCTCTGGTGGTCAATCTGGTGCAAGTTTAACAGCTGGTGGTTCCGGAGGTGGTGGAAGAGCAAACCAAGCTAATTGTGGTTCAGCAGGAAACACACCTCCCACAACTCCTGCTCAAGGATCAAATGGAGGAAGAGGTGGAGTTGGACCAGGAACAATAAAAGGTGGTGGCGGAGGTGGTGGGGCTACTGCTGTTGGAGCAGATGCTGTGTGTAGAAATGGTGGTGCTGGCGGAGCAGGAGCAACGAGTTGTATTACGGCTTCACCAGTCACAAGAGCAGGTGGTGGAGGTGGTGGAACCGATCAAGGTGGACCCACTCCAGGATCACCAGGAAGTGCAGGAGCCGGAGGAGCAGGTGGTGGTGGAGCTGGTGGAAACAATCAATCAGCTGGAAGTCCAACTTGTGGAAATGCTGGAACAGTTAATACTGGTGGTGGAGCTGGTGGTGGAACTAACGCACCAGGACTGAGTCCAAACGGAGCTGGTGGAGCAGCTGGTGGTTCAGGTATTGTTATTATTAGATACAAATTTCAATAGTTGAATGGTAATTAAAATTAATATATAAGGAGAAACATTATGGCACATTTTGCAAAACTAGGAGCTAACGGAAAAGTTATATCAGTATTAACTTTGAATAATGGTGATATGTTAAATGCTGATGGTGTTGAAGATGAATCAGTAGGTCAACAATATTTAGAACATCATAATAATTGGCCTGCACCAATGTGGATTCAAACTTCATACAACACATATAACAATCAGCATAAATTAGGTGGAACACCATTAAGAGGTAATTATGCAGGTATAGGTTATATATGGGACGAAGATAATCAAATCTTTTGGCCTCCAAAACCATATGCATCGTGGGTAAAAGACACTGCAACTGCAGATTGGAAAGCACCTATAGATAAACCTGCATTAACTGCAGAACAAGAAGCACAAAATACACCTGCGGATGAAAATACACCTCCAACCAACGAGTGGAAATATGTTTGGAATGAAGCCAATCAATCCTGGGACTTGACAGACGGAATGGCATAATTTATATTTGGTGGTGGTATGCAAAAGAAAGTATTATCTGAAATAGCATTATATTACGGTGATGTGGCAATGCCTAAAGATTGGGATATTGACAGAGATAAATTATCAGTCGACATCTTACAATCACAAGTTCAAAATAAACAATTTCCATTCTCAAGAACTTGGGATATGTTAAATACTTATGTCTCTGATAATTTA